TGCACATATTTGCCGCGATTGTCTCGCAGCGCACCAGTGTGATTACGGTAGAGTGTCACGCCTTCGCAATTTGCGCTAACTGCCAAGCGGATCTCATTTTGAAGGCGTGTCTCTGGCTGGACCATTACTTTTTGACGTTTCGTGAGTCAAAGACCGTCACATAGCGGCCACTCACTAATTTAACCATAATACTAGTTTTATATTTTTGAATCACGGTTGCTTTAGTCCATCCAGACACGCTCATGTACACCTTGCACGGCTCACCAGTACGGACGTGCGAGACATCAAATCGAAGGCTCACTTAAGAGCCTCACAGGCAGCCTGGACGCCATATTGGCAGTCGCGGCGTGTCATGTCGTCAAGGGTTGATGTCAGGACTAACCAGCCTGCAACAGCCACGAAAAAGTAACCAAAGATGACGGCCCAGGTGTCAGCAGCAGAGCTTCTCATTTGATCAGCTCCAGGTAGCCGCGAGCCATCTCAGCCTGTACGGTGCCATGGCGCACCACGTGCTCGGGCTGGCCAGACTTCTCGCAGAAGGCGAGATAGACGTCAAGCTGTGCAGCAAAGGCGACAGCATCAGTACGGCGCTCTTCGCGTTCATCGCCGATGAGCACCTGGACATCTTCGACGGCATCGCGTGTGTGCTCCATCAGGAATGTCATCTGCTGGACGAGGCCGTAAGGTGTGATCTGTGGCATGATCGGAGGGAAAGAGCTCATTGCCCTTTATATGCGTATTATATCAAAGATAAAAAGCTGTGTCAACTATTTCCACGTACGGTGGGTGCGACTGCGTAGGACGTGATCCACCCATTTTGGATGATACCCGCGCTCAATACGGATTCTTTCGAGATCTTCAATTGTGCGTGCACGTCCGATATCACGGCGCATCTGCTTGCGCTTCTGTTCTTTCTCCTGTAGTAGGATGTCGCGTTCCTCTGGTATCCGACTATCCAATGGGTGAGCGTATCTGCAGAATGGGCACACGCGCAAGTGTGGTTTGTGTACTCCGAAGCATTGCGGGCAGACTCTTACCGGCACATTTGCAACCAATCCAGCCCGTTGCTTTAGCTGGCCTCTCAGCGACCACTGCCGGCTATCATCTGGCATACCGTGGCGTTCGCTATTTCCGGCCGCGTCGAGGATGACGGCATGCTGATCTGACGGGCGCAACGCACGGCCAACCTGCTGCAGATGCAGGCCCAAGGACTGCGTAGGCCGTAGTAGTAACACGCAATCACAGGCTGGGACATCGAAACCTTCAGAAATCAAATCGACGCTGAGCAGCACTGTGATTTCGCCATCGCGGAACTGGCGCACCGCCTCATCACGCCGGTCTTTACGCATCTTGCCATCGATCGTGGCGCATTTAATGCCTGCCGCCTTGAAGCTGTACTCGATTTCCTCCATGTGAGCCACACTCGCACAGAAACCGATTGTCTGGCGTCCACCAGCGAGCAGCAGCCAATTCTTAACAGCTGCAGCCACCACGCGGGTCTGTGATACGGCCTCAGCCAACTGCTTGCGGTTGTAATCACCAGCAGTGCGGCGCACGCCTTTCAAGTCTGCCGCACCAGGCGGGCAGAACAGTTTGTATTGCGATAACCAACCATCATCAATTAGCTCCGCAGATGTGGGGCCAACCACCATATCATCGAACACCACATCAAGACCACCACCATCTAATCGCTGTGGCGTGGCTGTGAATCCGAGCACCTTGGTGCATTGCTGCAGTTTGTCTTTCCAGGTACGTGCGCAGGCATGATGCGCCTCATCGACGATCACAAGATCCTCGCCGTCAGGCTGCCATGACTGGATCGTGCGTACGCTCTCATCAGGCGTCTGGTCTATCAGCTCACGACGGTGCACCAACACCTGAACGCGTGCACCCTTGGCTCGTGCAGCATTGGCAATTTCACAGAAGATGCGGGTCTTACCACCACCAGTCGGCAGCACCGTCAGTACCTTGTCGTGCGACCGCATAGCCACTCTGGCACGGTGCATGAGATCTAGCTGATAAGGACGCAGCACTGGGGTGTCGCAACAGACTCACGATAACATTGCTTGCAATAGATTGACATGTCTTGATATAGATGATAATATACCTCTGTCGTTTCTTCTAGCAATGAACAACAAACCATGGCCCATCGACATGACACACCATGAATATCACAGTTTGAGTGCTATTGGCCGGTCTGCTCTGATCACTTTCGGGCAGAGTCCTGCGCATTTCTGGCACAGTTTTTTGAATCCTCAAGCGCAAGCCAAAGCGCCTACACCAGCAATGTTGTTTGGTGCTGCATTCCATGCATACGTGCTGGAACCTTTGGAATACAAGCTCAAATATGTCGAAGCACCTGCTTCTAGCAAAGTGTCTAAGGCATATAGACAGGCAGAAGAAGAAGCTACCGCTAACGGGCAAACATTATTGCCCCTAGGCACTAATGCTCAATGCCATCAACTTTCGCTGGCATTGCAGGATCACCCAATGGCTCACAGAATCCTGTCGGCGCAGGGCTTCAAAGAGGCCACATTCCTCGCAACTTGTCCAGAGACCGATCTGGAGGTGAAATGTCGGGCTGATTGCATCACAGACTCAGGCTGGGTGGTGGATCTTAAAACCACGCAGAACGCGTCACCCGATGCATTTACAAAGACAATCGCCAATTATCAATATCACGTGCAGGCCGGCTTCTACCTGGACGTGATCGAGTGGGCGACAGGCACAAGACCAAAAGGCTTTTTATTTATCTGTGTTGAGAAAGAGGCACCCAACGCGGTGTCTGTTATCCGCGCATCCGACAGCATGATTGCGGCCGGCTCACGCCGCGCTCGCGAGCTACTCAATCAGATGGCCGATTGCTTCAACACGTTTGGTCCTACACAGTCTTGGCCTGCATATTCACACGACATCGTGGAAGTCAACTTACCAGCCTGGGCATCATGAGCAAAATCGTAGAAGCATTATTGGAATTCCATAAGAGCGTTGGCCCGATTCGCGAGCTGTCAACCGCTCAATATGGTCAGTATGCAGATCTTCAGACTGTTCTTGCAGCCGTGACACCACATCTGCTAGAGCAGGATCTGGCAATTTCGCAGACGTTTCGAGGCAATAGCCTCGTGACTCAACTGATGCACATCTCTGGTGAGCAGATCGAGTCCGAAACACCGCTAATTGTGGACGAGCACCGCAAAGGGAATGTTTTACATGCCTGGGGTGGCGCAGTGACTTATCAACGCAGGTACGCTCTCCTAGCCATTCTTAATCTGGCAGCTGGATGTCCTGATGACGATGCCGATCACGGCGATCATAAAATGACAAAGCAATCATCGAAGATCTCGGATGACGACTTCCTTTGAATTCGACCCTGAGCAGCATTTAACGCCTGCTCAGTTGGTCGCACGTTGGGAAGACACACCATTTCCCGTATCTCTAGTCACTCTGGCCCGGTGGCGGCGCGTAGCACGCGGACCCAAACATATCAAGGCCGGCCACTCTAGCCGCATTTATTACCCGATCGCGGCGGTTGTGGCCTACGAAACTACCCTTTCTCCGAATCTCTGATGCCCGCATTCAACAGCAGCTTGTTCAAAAACGAGCGCAAAGAAAAGGACACCCAGCCTGACTTCACCGGTCCAGGCCAGATCACCAAAGACGATTTTTTGGCGATTTATGACCAGGTAATGGCCAATCAGTACAACACTGATGATGAAGGCCGGATTAAAGTCCGCGTCGCAGGTTGGAAAAAACAATCCAAATCTGGCAAGTCTTACATCAGTCTGTCGCTAAGCATCGACGACTATGGCGTTGAAGTCAAGCCTGCAGCTGCATCATCCTCATCAGAAGGCGACATTTTCTAATGCCTGACACCACACCCCAAGCATCTCACACTCACTGGTCGAATCAAAAGCTCGTCAGTGAAGTTACCAAGCAAATTCGCCGTGATTATGGCGGTATTCGCGGCGCAAATCATCTTGAACAACGCGCGATTGATTTCGGTTTCAGCCTGTCGATAGCTCGCCGCGTAGCTCAATTTGCATACATTGTGGCAGGTGAAGCCACTGATGGTTCACGCCGTCGCGTGCGCTCTAAATTGACTGAAATTCTCGATCGACTTGAGGCCAATGCGTAAGCGACACCTGATTATCGACGCGCAGTATGGCTCAACCGGCAAAGGCTTGTACGCAGGCTTTCTGGCACAGCACATCCAATGCGACACGATCGCGTATGCGCCTTCTCCTAATGCAGGTCACACTCTGGTCTGGGATGGCAGCACGTTCATCCACAAAATGCTGCCAAGCGGCATCACGTCACCGATGCTGCAGCAGATCGTACTCGGTCCTGGCAGCCTGATCGATCTGGACCGTTTGGCTGGCGAGATTGGTGATTTGTATGAAAGACTGCCCGAATTCCGCAACGTGCATATCTACGTGCATCGGCATGCGGCTTGTGTTTACGACAGGCACCGTGAGGCAGAATCACAAGGTGGCACTGCACCAGGCTCAACCAGACAGGGTGTCGGTGCTGCCCAGATTGAGCGGATCCGCCGCAATCCAGAGCAACTCAACACCATCGCACAGGCGGATCACCCCGTGATGCGGTTCATCATCTTGATCGATACTGCAAAGATGCAGCAGATCTATACAGAATCTGCTTCATTGCTGATCGAAAGCTGCCAAGGTTATAGCCTGTCTATGTATCACGGGCAGTACCCGTACACCACATGTCGTGATGTGACGGCATCATCGATTATGTCCGATACTGGTGTGCCCATGATGAATAGCAGCCCAACAGTGCATGGCACATTTCGCACATTCCCGATCCGTGTGGCCAACAGGCCAGAGGCAGGCGAATGGAGCGGACCGAGCTATCACGATTCAGCAGAGATCACGTTTGAATCAATCGGACAACAGCAGGAGCTCACTACAGTGACTAAGCTGCCACGGCGCATCTTTACCTGGAGCCAGCAGCAAGCAATAGAAGCTTGCTATCAGAGCAATATTCAGGTTGGGTTCCTGAACTTCGCTCAATATCCCATCCAATACAAACACTTGGTTGACATCTGGGAACGACTCAATGAATGCACCAATGTCCAATACCTCGGATTCGGGCCGTCCCTCGCAGACATCTACCGGGTCGGCGCACCGGCTATCGAAACTGATCGAATCAAAGCGGTCTACCAGCGATATCGAGGAGCTGCAAGCTGACATCGCAAGCTGGGCCGATACCGTCAATCCAGACCGTGACGCAATGTCTACCATTGCCAAGCTGCTGGAAGAAATCGGCGAACTGATCGCATCTGAGCGCATGTCAGATCCGATGGAGCTGGCAGATGTAGCCATACTGGTGCTCGACCTGTTTCACCTACAGCAGGTAGATATGCATCAGGCTGTTATGCGCAAAATGTCCAAGAACCGCGCTCGCCGCTGGAAAAGACAAGACAATGGGGCCCTTTCACATGTCCAATAGGCATCAAGGCAAGCTCGAAGGTGCCGCTACCTTCCTGCGTGCTAGCCACATCTCAAGATGGGGCATTGTGCACACTGTCACCAGACAGAACATCGCCGAGCATATGTACCGTGTATGGGTGTTGACTAGAGAATGGGGGCCGTCGATTCGGCTGCCAATTAAACAGCAGGTGCTAGCGGAAGAGTGGGCATTGGTCCATGATCTGCCCGAAATTCGGACAGGTGATATGCCGACACCGCACAAGACACCTGAAGTCAAAGCCTGGCTTAATCAGCTTGAATCTGACATCTTCCCACCACTTGACGAGGTACATAAGATGGAGGACGTGACAGCTGCCTTTTGCAAATTTTGCGACACCGCAGAATCGATTTTGTATCTCAAGATCAACGGCACCGGGCAGCATGCCATCGATGTGCGTGAGCTGCTAGCAGAGCAGATGTGGGATCGACTCCACAAGTCGCCCATCAATGCCGTATCGCAAGCCGCCCTGCACGGGCTTTTCAACGACACCTACTGCAACACATGACTTTCGAGCAAGCCAAAGAGGCCATCCGCCTGCGCAAGCACGGCCACACGCCCATGTCTATCGCACGGTGCCTGTCTGATGTCAGCACAGCTGACGTAATCGACTTTTTTGGTGAGTCATGGCCAAAACATCCTGATAACTGCGGCCATAGTCCCAGTTTTTACCGTTGGCTGATGGATGACTGCGAATACACATGGCGACCCAACAACCTAAACCCAAAGGACGCACCATGGTCACGAATTGTGAGATGAGCACCCAGGAATTCGTCACGCTTTGTGGCGATACCTGGGATGACATCACTCGTCTAACGCAAAGCAAAGGGCATGAGTATGCCAATAGCGACAACCAGTTAGACAACTTCAGGCGACTCTCAAAGGCGCTTGGGCTGGCTCCGGATGCCGTGTGTTTTGTCTATTTGACCAAGCACATGGACGCGATCCAGAACCACATCCGAGAGCCAGAGAGGGCCAAGTCAGAACCTATTACCGGTCGGATTGACGACGCCATCCTTTACCTTCTTCTTCTTAAAGCTATCTATTCATGCCAAAGTCCGCAGAAGACACCTACTACGCAGCAATAAATCGCGTACCACTACTGACAGCCACAGAGGAGATCTTGTGCGGCCGCAGAGTCCAAACGATGATGCGGCTGCTAGAAGATAAGCCAAAGGGACCATACACCGCGCAAGAACAACGCACATTGCGATTCGGTAGACGCGCCAAAGAGCGCATGATCTCTGCAAATTTGCGTTTGGTAGCCCATATCGCCAAACGCAACACCCATCATGCGCAAACTATGGCATTTATGGATCTCGTGCAAGAAGGCACTATCGGATTAATTCGCGGTGTGGAAAAATTCGATCCAGAAAGAGGGTATAAATTCAGCACCTATGCATACTGGTGGATTCGTCAAGGAATTAGCAGATCTATTCAAAAGCAAGATCGAGTGATACGATTGCCGGTTAATCATTTAGACAACTTAACTAAGCTGCGCAAATGGGCTGAACGATTCCAAGAAGTTAATGACAGACAACCCACTACGGAAGAATCAGCTGAATACCTAGGCATGGAATCTGAGCAGCTCATGCTATTGCTTGAGCGATATCCCAGGCTGGGCAGCTTGCACACACAGATGAGTGATGATAGCGGCGCACAACTGATTGACATCATCCCAGACCGCGAGCAAAAAGATGCACTTGAGCAGTCTGCTGAACGACAGCTGATCGACAAAGCCCGTAAGGTCATTGAACGGTTGCCTGAAAAAGAACGTGTGGTAGCATCTATGGCTTATGGCCTCGATGGTTACGCTTTAAGTACGTTGCAAGAGATAGCTACAGCAGAATCTGTCTCCAGAGAGGCAGTGCGGCAACGTTTAATGCGCATCAATAACAAGATGCGTCATCAATTGAACTTCGTGGCAAGCTAATGACTCCGCCTCCAGAGCTGGTCCAGATCAACACATCATCTGGACCGCTTTGGCGAATTACGTATGCCGGCATGACACGAGAGCACGCTCAAGAGTGGCAGGCAGCATGGATTTATGAGCAGGCGCTACTGATGTATCATTCGGCAGCAAGCCCAGATTCCAACTCCATCACTCGATAGACAGCTTGGCTGAGTAGCTTTGATTGGTGCCAGTTTTGCTTCGTGAGCATGATGCATAGATCAGTCAGCATTCTTAAGTCAGTGGTGTCTGTAATCTCGCGCACCGTAGCTTCAAGGTGCAATTCCTCTTCAAGACTTTGCTCCACCACCATCCAGTCAGCCCACGTCATGATCTGAATTCGATTACACCATTCAAACCACAGATGGCATTACCGTCGAGTGATTGTTGTAATGTCCAACGCTTGCATAGCTTTTGAGTGGTGCACTAGACATGGTATGAAAGACCATTTGCCCAATCTTGAGGCCTGGGTACAGCGGTAACGGATGATGTAATCGCACATTCTTTAATTCCAATGTCAAGCGACTGCCGTGCCATCCAGGATCACACCATCCAGCAAGCATGTGTTGGTATCCTGCTCTAGCTCTGCTTGATTTGAGCACAAATTGAGCCGACAAATCCTCTGGCAAGTTAAATGTCTCATTAGTCTCGGCTAGGCAAAATTCACCAGGCTGCAGCCAATAAGGGTTAGCTTCGCTGGAATGTGAAATGTCAATCCGCACGAATTCAGGCTGATAGATATTTTCAATCATCAGCTGATCGCCTAGGACCACATCTAGCGACGCTGGATTGACTAACTGCTCATCAAAGGGAACCACCATTTGACTTTTATAGCATCTAGCTTTGATCTCCCAATCACTCAATACCGGCACGTGTCAAGCGCAAAACAAAATTTTACTCAGTGCGTTCAAGAACGCGTTTTTCAGAAGCATAAGCCCCTTTTTGATACATCTCAGCGACATCTCGCACCCATGGCACCAGCCAGTCATTGACCCGTGAACACTGGTCCCAATTCACTGGCTTGGCGCACTGCACGACGACCGTGGTCCAAAAAGCGGCAATATACGCCCACATCCAATAAAATTCACTCATTGACGAGGATCACCCAGCCCGTTTTAGGACCATCAGCCTGCCAACGCTGGTAGAACGCCGCCTGTCTTACTCGGACATTGCGCCCACGATGCGGGTTTGAGTGTCCTCCTTTTTCCATCTCGGGATAGCCGCGTGGGTCTTGCATGATCCATTCTGGATCACTACTGTTCTTTCCTGCATAGCCACTGATGACACTCCAATGGCCACACCCCAAACCGCTGCACATTGGTGGTTCACCACGGAGCATGTTGCCGGCATGTAGCCATCCGACCAAAACCGGTCTACCATTCTCGATCTCTAGCTCAATCATGTCAGCGTCACCGTCCTTGCGGAACTCAGCTTCCAGACCAAGGCTCCGTAGTGCTGCTAGGTGCGCCTCTACTGACGTAGTATCTCCGAATTTGGCGCGGATTTCGTTGTATTCATCATCTGTCGTAACTTTCTTGTAATGAGCTGCCACCATGGCCGACGCACTGGAAAAACACTCTCGGTAGCCGGTGCCGGTTTTGTTGTCGAGTTGGGTAAAGTATGGCATGTAGATCTGTTGATCAAACCCGCTTTCCTTCCAAGCTTGGAACCAGTCTGCATCTTCCGCCAATAATTCCTGCGGCACGGACTGCTCAAGCTCCTTAATCGCAGCCAGCTGATGGGGAGTACCACGAAAAAATTGGAAGAACGGAAGGAGAGCAAAGGCCATGCCAATCGACAGCAGGATCAGTTGGATAATGCCAGATGACACCTACTTCTCGACTCTGGTATCTGGCAGCAGGAGATCTTTTAGATGTTTGACCGCCAAATCATCTAGATCATTGTCAGTACGGGTTACGATCTTTTCCAGCATCGCCACGATCAGCTCCTTAAACGCTCGTGACTTCCATGCAGCCATGACAATTGGTTTTAGGACGAGCAGCATGACAAGAGTGATCGCTACCGTAAAGCGTAGCTCTACTCCATCATGACTAACAATCCTGATGAGCAGCATGAAAAAGAAGGTATCTGCGTAGCAGATGTCGTCAAGATTTTGGTCCTAGGCTGGAGCGCCACGCTTCTTACTGTGTCTTATCTTGGCATTTTTCCACAAATGAAGATGGACAATACATTTGTAGCATCGTTGCTAACAGGCGCGATGGCTTCATTCGGTATTGAACGTAAATCAAACAATGGCAACAAGAAAAAAGATATAATTGTCGATAACAAAGACACCAAAGCTGGCATCAAATGATCCGCACACTTTTGGTATTGGGCATCACATTGGCAGCCGCCTCGCCTGCTCGTGCTGATCTGACCCACAAGATCATGTCCTCAATCTCTCTGCAAGTTGGTGGCGCAGTAACAAGTGCAGACAGAATCGGCAGTTCTTTCTCTATCTCAGGCTCTGGGGTAGATACAACTGACGGAAGTACAGCCAACACCATTTCCGCTGGAACAATCACCAGCGGTGTTTACTCTCCGGGCACGATTGCAGCCACTCAAGACACCCCCGGCGAGGCGTTCTCTTTCAGTCAGTCCTACACACAGGCTGATGCCGTTCCAACATCAGCAATAACGACTGGTGATGTCGCAAACTTTGGCAGCATCGTTTCAACAGCTGCAGGTACTGCAGGATCACTAGCCGGGACCATAGCCTCAGACGGAACAATGTCGATAACCGCAGGCGGGGCCAACACCTTGGCAATCGGACAGCTGACCTCGGAACTCACCATCAAGTGATGTTGACAGGCATTTGGGCTGCTTGGGGCGTCATGTGCTTCGTAGTGCTTGCTGCACCAGAAGCTAAGTCGATACCCGTGGTTCCAAATTTTCAGCAGGGTACTTTGAAGTCAACGACGACTACAAAAACAAAGGTCAACGAGGTCATCAACTCGTATCGCTACAGAACTGGTTACGAATACACCGTTACTGGCACCAATGTCGAGCCGAATGCGTCTCTCGCTCCGATGGGCATTGTCATGACGACAAACAGCCTGAATGGCGTTGGCAGTGTTTGGCGCGGACTTGATCCCTCATCTAAGCCATCATGGAGTATTGTCAATGAAGCCGCTTCTTTTAGTTTTTCTGAGACCTTGCAGGGTCCAGGACTGACAGAGCACACGATTATTACTCGTGAAACTGACGTTGAATCAACCACGGAGACGCTAAGCACCTTCACCCAATGAAGCGAGTCATCGCAACACTTTTGTTACTTACCGCTCCAGCACAAGCGCAGGTTTCAAGCACTGCCGCCCCGGTTGCGAACAGTAGCGGTTCAGTGACTAACCAGGCAGTTCAAGTCGTACCGAGCCGACAGTTCACAAATACATATGGTGGAGGAATCAGTTGCCAAGGCGCAACGCTAAACATCAATCCATTTCTTAGCTCCACCACTAGCTGGGCTGATCCGTATGAATCGCACTACAACGAACCGGTTTATGACACGATCGATTTGGTTGGCGCGTTTGATCCGGAAGGTAATCCCGTCCCAGATGGCAGGCCCGATAATCCGGGTAATGTCCTCTTCTATAAACCTGTGCGTACAGGTCAAAAAGACAATTTTACGATCAACGCTGGCATCACCGCTACGATCTCTGTGCCGCTAGACAGGCATCACGTCAGAACCTGCCGTAAAGCAGCTGAAAAGCAGGTGGCACTTCTAGACGCCAAGCTCGCCAACGAACGGATGGTTTACGAGATTAAACGTCTTAAAAATTGTGCCGATTTGATTAGAGACAACGTCCGTTTTCATCCTGACAGTCCTTTTTCGGCCATTTGTGCAGACGTGGTCGTTGGCAGCCTTCCAGGAGAAATCCCACCTCACACTCACAAGATCATTTACGAAGGGAACGCTGAAATTTCCGGCGCTGCCAAGCAGACTCGACAACCACCTTCTTCCCCAGCTTCGCCTTGATCTTTTTGATCGTCTTTTTGACGATGGGTTTGACCGCCTTGAGCAAGATGTCGCCTAACGGTTTGACGAAGATGGCAACCGTCGTCGCAACAGCCACAGTCGTTGCAGTCGTCGCCACAACAGGCGCACCAGGAAGATAGTTGCCGATGATCGACGGTATGTCCAGCTGCTCATAGATCGCCTCGCACTTGCCTTCATCAGTTCGCCTGTAGCCAATGACGACTGCAGTCTGGCTCTTATTCTTAGCACCGATAGGCACAGCATCCGGTGGCGGGCATGGACGCTTTGTAGCTACGCTGAGAATGCCGGGATCGGCACCCGGCGGCGAGGGGACGTTACCCGGTTGGTTTGATGCACCAGCCGGCTTTTCTATGTCTGTATCAATCGCTGGTGGTTTTGCTCGCGTATAGGTCAGAGTGCCCGGCGTGAAATCCAGCGGCTTGTACGAAGGCATCTCCGCCCCACAGACAACCAAGTTGCCACGTGGATCATCGGTGTAGATTTGGTCATTTCCAGCTGCAGAACTTCGCGTCTCAACGCAGCCCGGAATATCCGCCACTGGAAATCCAAGTTGAAGCGTGATGGGTGGGGCATTTGGGATACTCTGTGGTGGCAGTGAGCGCCATTCAAGAATCTCTGGAACGGAGATCTGTTGTACCCCAATCTCAGGAATCTCTGTCACTAAAACGGTGACTTGATTGGCAAAGCCGGGCCAGTAGCTGTTGGTAGCTCAGGCATGACCTCATCAATCTGACCAGGCACCATGTCAGTGACCATCTTGGTCAATTCAAGCCTCAGCTCACTCATGTAGTGCTTGGTCATTGACGGAATGCGGCTGTAGAGCATTGCCGTTCCAGCAACCATGCCTGCTGACATCACAAAGGATGCGACAGACATCACGTTGAAAAGCTTTTGCATGACAAGAAAAAACCCCTCCTGCTGTGTGAGACCAGGAGGGGCGCAGGTGCAACCTATTTTAGGTTAATCAGAAGCTCCATTTAGCGCCAATTTTGGTCCCAACGGCAGGATCGTCTTCTGCCGTGATGAAGCTCAGCTCGCCATAGACGCCAAAATTATCTGTGGCCTGCACGCTGCCACCGATCTTCCCAGAAAGCTGCATGTCTACGTCACCGCCTTCAGGAGAGACCAAGGCAGGCCCGCCTTGCAGGTAGAAGCCATAAACGCCATCGCCACCTTCATATCCAATATGGATGTCAGTGGTTGAGCCCAAAAAACCGTCTTGGTATCCTGCATTATTTTCCACGTTGGCATAAGGGCCTGCCAAGGCAGCTGAACCAGCGAGAACACCAGAAACAGCGATCGAGAATGATTTGATCATTGGAAGAAGGATTAGCGTTTTCCCTGACCACGGTACATCTTCCGGCCATGTGATGGTTTTGAATGTGATCCATTTCCTTGCCTGGTCTTTTTGGGTTTGGCATGAACAAAGGGCATCCCGCTTGGTGGTCTTGGCATCACTTACTTGCGTTATCAGGATCAGCCGTCCACACGTTATAACTGCTGCCTTCGATGTATTCCTGCAACGCTTGCACTCTGCCAAAGTCCGCATGAGGTGAAGTGTCACCAACGTCAGCAGTTGCTTCGATAGCAGTCACCATCGCTGCACACTCGGTTCTGATGGTGGAACGCCAAGTGCTCCAGGGCGAAGCGGTGTAAGCAGTCTTAGCTGCGGAGAAGCTGCTGTTCTCGTCTTGCAGCTTGGGCCACAGATAATCAGACGGCTGCAACAGCTTGTATGCAGTGTCTTTGGTGTTGGCGATCCACAGTGCCTTGAGGTCGGTGTAGGTCTTGGGAATCAGGTTGCCGTCAGAATCGTATCCCCAATACCACTTCTGATTCCACGTTGGATCGTTATTGACCCAAGTGATGCCAAGCTCTGAGCGATCTTGTGCAGTGCTTAGTCGCAACCAGTTAGCTGGACGTTGGATGCCATCTGCATCGGTCCAAGCAACGTCTAGAGGCAGTTTGCGGTCACCAAGTTGGTAGGGCATGGATCTGGGGCGATAGGTCGAGTTTACCGGGCGAGACCGCCGTTTAGGGAGAAGGCTTTATCGCTAAATGCGGCGTAGATAAATTCACCTCCATTTACATTAAGACCGTAACTTGCATTATCGGGCTTAATTTTAAAACCATTAGAAAGAATATCTAATCGGTTGTAAATATCGCTTGAATCTTCTGCTCCACTTGTGTTGGGCCTG